AGCATCAGTTGTTCTTTGGCTCCATCCCAGTCTTGGGCGTTAATTTTGCGCTTTAACGTGCTAGTTTGCAACCTGCCCACACCCAAATTGTAACAAAAATCCACTATAGCATTGCATTTGCGCTCGTCTGTGGCTAGGACAGGGCAGTTTCTTAAAACGCCAGTCAGGTAAGTGTGCTGTAATTCGCTCATTAATAGATCATTAGCGGCTTCTTGGCTTATTGATGAGTCATTCAGGGTGACTTTCCTGCCATCAGCGTAGTAAGTCGATCCATACCCAATGGTTGGGATTCCAGCAGGGCAAAGGTAGGGCTTTGCTCTGAAGCCCTCAAATCGCTTACAAAGCTCTGCGGCAATCTCTAGGTTCATTACAAACCTCGTTTAGCCAATGTGCGGTCAAGTATCCAGTAGTTAACTACGCCAGACAACAGCGTCATATCATCCACAGTCCACGCATCTTTTAACAATTCGGGGACAGGTTGGCCGCTTGCATATCCAATAGCCATTGTGGCGGCCTTAAACACTCCGTACAACAACAGGAGGTAGTAGGTCATTACAGGGCGTACAGAAGCGGATAGAGAGGCTACCCAGCCCCCTGCTGCTTTGACCATTTCGGTTTGTTGGTTGATGGCGGCATTGAAGGCATCCATCACACCTGAATCTACGGTGGCTTCTCTTTGTGCGCCAATCTCGGCTAACTTTTGTGAGCCTCTGACCTTTTCTAGTTCGCATTGTTTATCGAACATAGCCAGCTCATGTTCGCGCTCGTTCTTCTTGTCCCAGAACTTAATTGCTTCAGGCACTAAACGAAAAATGCCCCCAAGAAGGGAGCCAACAATACCGCCACCGAGAAAATCAAACATACGTCACCCTTTCTTGTTATACAGCTCAAACAAGACTTTTACCTTTTCCTCAAGGACTGCGACTCGGTTATCAAGCTTTGCAAGGACAATCACAAGGCTAACAAAGGCTAATAAGAGAGGCCAAACTTTAGCTAGGATGTCGATAGTGTCCATTACTTATCCTGCTTCAGTTCAAGCTTGTCCATGATCTTGTTGAACATCTCTTTGATGTCGCGCATGTCTTCTCTGTAGTCATCGCGCTGGACGTAGACTTTAGGAATCTCTTCACGCAGCTTGGCAAGGTCAGACTTTAAGTCTTTCACAGCCGCCCAAAGCTCACGAGCAAACCATCCGCAAACTGCCATGCAGAATCCGAGACCAATGTTAATGAGTGTTTGGGCGTCCATGTTTTTACCAAGTTACGGGTTGATTTGTAATCTTACGCAGACCAAGGTTGATTGCTGTAAGCGCTAGAGCTTGCAGTTCAGCACCGATCACAAAGCCGTAGCGCATTTGAAGACCGAGCGCGGCGGCGCAGACTACGTTCACCCAAAAAGTTTTAGAAAGATAGAACTTCTTTCCAGTCACTTGGCTGACCAAAGCCTCTGATGCTGCTGCGGCAATAGCTGAATTTACATCAGTCATTCTTTACCTCTGCTTCGGCAGGTTGCTCAGCCAAGGCTTGTTTCAGCATGGATAGGAACGCATCCTTGCCCACGTTGAGTTGTTGCAGTTGGAATTGAGTCGAGCCGATCTTGCGGTCTAAGTCTGCTGTGTGGTTCAGCAGGAGAAGCTGGTTCTCGTTGAAGTCGTTAACGTCGTACTCGGTTCCGTCGATTGTCACGATTTGGGGCTTTTTGTTTTCCATATCGTATTTCCTTTCAATGTGCCGCCAAGGTCGGGTGGCGGCTTCCCGTTATTTAATCGCAGCCTTCAGGGGTGCAAGGTCTTGGTCTTGCATAAAGTCTTTTGCAATCATGATTTCTAAGTGGGCGACATTACGCTCCAAGCAGTCTGCCCATTCAGCATCTTCCATGCCTTCGGGTTGACCTGCGTTGATCAGGTTGACGCTATCCATACATGCCGAATAGTTGCGAGCAATTTCTTCTGCGCTGGGTTGTTCAATGATTTCAGACATTTCAGTTTCCTTTCAGGGTTGCAAGTTCGGCTTTCACCGAGTCGAGTTCAGCTTTCAATTCTTGGATTGCCTTAATAAGAGGTGTGATAAACATCTCACGGCTAACTGCCTGTATGCCATCTGGGCCTTCGTCCCAACCATTAAATGTTGAGCAGCCTTCGGCATCCATAGCGGCCTTGACATCCTGCGCCAAAAGACCGTGCATAACTGTTGTGACATTCTTTTTATTAGTTTCGCTATAGTGCGGGTGATTAATGGGTAGGTCGGTTTGTGATTTCCAAGTAAACGTAACTGGGTTAAGTCTGTTAATAAAACTCAAACCAAGAGTTTCCTGACCAATTACATTCTTTAGCGTAGCGTCTGATGTTTGTGTCCATGTTCCTGTTGAGGTGTAGTTCACATAAATCTTTGAACCATTAGTACCCATCGTGACATGGTAATTGCCTTGACCTGTAAGACCGTAACCAATTGTAATTTGACCAAGTCCACTATTTGCGCTATTGTTTGTGTCGTAGCCCACGCAAACGTTTTGACTACCAGTAGTTATCAAATTACCAGCATTTTGACCAACAGCTACGTTTTGAGTACCAGTAGTGTTTTGATATAGTGCGCTATATCCAACAGCCGTATTGGAGTCTGCGTTGTTATTTGTTAAAGAGCCAACACCATATGCGCAGTTGTAGCTGCCAGTTGTGTTGCTATTTAACGCTGCTCCAGCAACGCCAATAACACGCGCACCCATTGCGGTATTTTGTTGGCCCGTTGTGTTAGATTGGAGTGCTTGGAAACCCACTGCGGTGTTATTGCCACCAGTTGTATTGGCATAAAGAGCGCCATAGCCCAAACCAGTATTGAAAGAAGAGGTAGTATTGTTGCGACCAGCAGTGTAGCCAATAAACGTGTGTCCACTACCAGTACTGTTTGCAGCGCCAGCACCCGTACCTACGGCTGTGTTATAGCTTCCTGTGGTATTGCTATATAGAGTTGAAGAACCATCTGCCACTTCATTGGCACCAATTCCCACGTTATTTGTACCCGTGGTATTTTGGCGCAGCACTTGGTAGCCAATTGCGGTATTGACCCCTCCGGTTGTGTTGCTGTACATTGCCTGCAAACCTACAGCAGTATTGGCATTTGCTGTGGTGTTGAAGCGAAGTGCCTCTGAGCCTACAGATACGTTGCTGCTGCCCGTGGTATTTGCGTACCCAGCCAAATTACCTATAGCAGTATTATTGGATGCTGTAGTGTTGCTGTAGAGGGCAGAAAAACCAATGGCCGTGTTGTAATTGCCAGAGGAGTTGGTGTAAAAAGAATTACTACCTAACGCTACGTTAGATAAACCTCCTGCATTGAGATAACCGCTGTACGCACCAACAAAAGCATTTTCTGTTCCTGTAGTATTAGAATATCCTGCGGCTCGCCCAATCGCAGTAAGCCCACTACCAGTAGTATTGCTATACCCAGCCTGATAACCAAAAGCTGCCAAATTACCGCCAGTAGTAGTGGCATACCCCGCCTGATAACCAACAGCGGTGTTGGGAAGACCCGTAGTGTTGCTATACATTGCCTGATAACCAACAGCAGTGTTGTAAGATGCTGTGGTGTTGGCTTGTAATGCGGAACCACCAATTGCGGTATTGTAGTTGCCAGAGGTCATGGACAAACCTGTCAGGAAACCAAAACAAGAGTTGTATGCGCCAGAAGTTATAGCCGATAAAGAAGCATATCCAAAAGCATCGTTTCTATTTGCAGTGAATGGTGATGCGCCTGTTAATGCGTTTTGACCATAAGCACTATTGTATGAACCAGTTATATTTTGACCAGTAGTGTTTCCTACAAATGTGTTGTAGGAACCGCCAGTTCCTACGTTGTAACCTAACGAAGCATTACTAGATGCTGGTGTAGCACCGTAAACAGTACCCAATGCAGTAGCTGTAGCGGCAGAACCACCACCAACTGTTGTCCAAGTAGGAGCAGCACCAGAACCCGCAGAAGTCAGTACCTGACCACTTGTGCCGTAGTTAGCACCGGATAAGCCAATAGCGCCTGTGGAGGCGATACGTAGGCGTTCTGTGTTGTTCGTGCCAAAAACAAGTGGTTGGGAAGCGTCATACCAAAGAACGGCTGCATTTGCTACGCCAAAGCCTCCACCTGTGCTTGAATCCAGCCCCAGAGTTACTGTTCCAACTGTATTTTTGACAGTGAATTGCGTTGAATTTGTAGCGCCGCTATTTTCAACTCTAGCATTTGCTCCTGAGCCAAAAACATGAAGTTTTGTAGCTGGAGAACTCGTCCCAATACCCAGCCCTGTGCTGGTCAGGCGCATTTGTTCGGAGCCGTTGATGTAATTTGCGATGTAGTTGCTGGTCTTGTTGTAATAAGTGTTATTCCCGCCTACACCAGCCGTGTCGCCAATAGCCACACCCGCAGAATCAGAATACAAATAACCAGTTTTGGCACCACCACCACAAACCCATGTAACCAAATCAGTGCTTGATGCTGATGAAACAGACAAAACTGAACCGCTAAACGTCAGCGCAGAACCGCTAGTCACGACTTTAGAGCCGTTCAGGTAAGTCACACCGTTAGCCGTGCCGCCATTGTCGGTAATGGTGGAAGATGTGGTCAAGGTTGTGAAAGAACCCGCAGCAGGAGTAGTAGCGCCTACAGTACCGTTCAATGGGCCAGCAAAGCCCGAAGAGGTCAATACTGTGCCGCTCCATGTCAAAGAAGCCGATCCGCCCAAAACACCAGCGTTGTTGAACTGAACTTGGGTAGTAGAACCACCGATAGAACCTGTGCCTTTAGAGGCCATAGTCTGAACAACACCGGAACTGTCCTTGTAGAACAATTTTCCATCATTGGTGTTAACTGCCAACTCGCCTTGTGAAAGGTTAGCCGCCAAAGGAACAGCAGAAGCTGTTGCGCTCGAATAATTTAGGATGGGGGTGTAGCCTGTTTGTGCCATGTTAAATACTCCTTAGAATGTGCCGCCGGAGATGGAGGTAACTCCGTATCCCGATAGTGTAGTGGGTTTGCTTGTTAAATCTGCAAATGAACCAGAAAAAAGTGTTGGCTTGTTAGACAGATCAGTATATGAGCCGGAGAACAAGCTGGGCTTGCCTGTCAAATCAGCGTAGGCTCCAGAGAACAGCGTAGGCTTACCAGTCAGATCGCCGTAATCCCCAGAGGTTGCAACTGTAGCCAAGCTGGGCTTACCAGACAGGTCAGAGTACACGCCTGAGAACAAGGTAGGCTTGTTAGACAAGTCGTTGTAAGAACCGCTTGTAGCCACTGTAGCGAGGCTGGAGGTGTTAGCTTTACCAGCGATAGCGGTAGTGACGTGAGCCTCGGTAGCCAAAGCAACTTCTTGGGTTGTGGGGCCAGCCATCCACTTACCTACGGACTCTTTCCAGATCAGGCGCTGACGGGCCAAGTCGCCGCGATCCACGTCCAAACCAGCTACGTCTAAACTTACGCCAGAACCAGCCTCACCCTTGTTTACGGTGATGATGTTGTCCTTAACCACCAGAACTGTGGAGTTCACGGTAGTAGGTGTACCTGCTACGGTAAAGTTACCTGAAACGGTCAAATTGCCCGAAACGGTTTGATCACCCACGGTAGCCACGGTAGGGGCAGTCATGGTGATTTGTGTGGCAGAACTCAAGCGAGTCAAGCCGCCTGTACCAGTAGACTGAACCACTACGTCAGCGTTAGCGCCAGTAGTTCCAATAGTCGTAGAAGCAGCAGAGTCAAGCACCAAAGTACCAGAACCTGTGGTAGCGATACGCATACCTTGGTTGGTATCGGCTGTGAAGTTAATGGTGTTAGCAGAAGCCCCAATAACGGGTACGCCATCCACGTACAAGGTGTTTGCATCAATGTGCATCTCTTCTGTGTAGATGGCGTTGAACTTCTTGGTGGGTGAGCCGATGTTAGAAACACCAGACACGGCAGGAAGGATGTCGCCAGTCAGCGAAGCCACGTTAGCAGGAGCAAATCCCAGAGCGGTCTGGATAGAGCTAGAGGTTACCGAAGCGTCAGAACCTGCGGGGCCTGTGGCACCTGTATCACCTTTGGGGCCTTGAGCGCCAGTTGCGCCTGTTGGGCCTTGAGGGCCAGTAGCGCCGGTAGCACCCTGTGGGCCTGTAGCTCCAGTAGAACCCGTGTCGCCCTTATCACCCTTCAGACCCTGAATACCCTGTGCGCCAGTAGCACCTGTAGGGCCAGTAGAACCTGTGTCGCCTTTGTCACCCTTCAAGCCTTGGGGGCCTTGAGCACCAGCAGGGCCTGTAGCACCGTCAGCACCAGCCGATCCAGTATCACCCTTAAGACCTTGAGGGCCTTGAGCGCCCGTGGCACCTGTAGTACCTTGGATACCTTGTGGGCCTTGTGCACCTGTTGCACCAGTAGCGCCGTTGGGGCCAGCAGGGCCTTGAGCACCAGTGGCTCCAGTTGCGCCTGTAGCACCTGTATCACCCTTCAACTGAGCAACTACGCCAGCGGGGAGTGTGGTGACGTTAGACAGGTCTTTCGCTGCTTTATTGGAAACAATCGTTGTCAATGCGGAAACAGCCGACTCGTCGTTAGCCAACTGAGCAGCAATCTCTTCCAATGTATTCAAAGCGGCGGGAGCAGCACCCACTACAGCGGCGATAGATGTATCAATCTGGCCTTGAATGTTTGCGGCGGTCAAAGCGGGTGAACCGTTGATGTATACGCCAGCAGTATTGATCTCAACAGCCTGACCCACTTGGATCAAGCTGGCCTTTAACAGGGGAACGTCCACTGTATCAGGAGCCACCACCATGACTGTTCCGCGAACAGCGCTAGTGAATGTCAGGCGGAAAGAGTTGGCGTCGATGTCTTGTTTACCAACCGACAAGATGTTGCCAGTTTGGTCTTTAACCTGAATCCACAAGTTAGTGCTGTTCAAGTTGTGAGTCACAACCCAAGTAGACGAATCTAAACCTTGGCTGTGAATGTACGAATTTGTCTTAGATGCAAAGGGATACCAAGTCTCCAGATCACCCACCTTGATGTAGGCAAACAGGCACTTGTCCTTGATCATGATGGTGCCGATTTTGGGGTTGGCGGGGAAGCCAGACTCATCCACCGACATAACCAAAGCACCGTAAAGTGCAAGGTCGTTATAGATTCTTGATTCCATTTAAATTCCTTTCGGGGTAATGCCCCTCATATATGCCGTGCCATGAGCAACCTTTTTCATCACTAAGAGCGTGTCGTAAGACTGGCTAATGAAATCCAATAGTTCTTGTTTTTTGACGACACCGATTTTGTACATTTCATATTTCTCTTGTACGTCATCGGCAACGCGGATTAGCCATTCACGAATTCTCTCAGCTTCGGTCACTCTCTAATATCCTCGTCTCAGCAGTTTCGTAAAACCGCTTTATCCATTCGATATTCTCAGACAATTGATCTCTATCATCTTCACCAAGTGGGTCTTCAATCAAATCCGCTAGATCACGAATCTCACTTTCAAGTTTTGAAAATGCGTCGTCCACGGTCTTTATGGAATCAAAATTAAAGTTTGGCAGAGCTTTCATAAGAACGGGGGGTGATTAGCCCCCCTCCTTAATTACAGAGCCTTGGCGCTACGGCAGATCACTTTGACCTTGAGAGCGGTAGACAAGTACACTTTAACGGTGTTGTTGTCTTGCTCTTCAACGGACACGATGTCGTTGTAGTACTTACCGTTGGCACGCTCAACTTGCACGCCCACGTCCACGTAACCGTTGTTCAGGTTGTGGGTGATGGTGTGAACAGTAGCGGCAGAGCCAGCTTGGAAAGTGTACACGGTAGCGTTGTAGTCGCTACGGATAGCTGTGTCGGCGGCTGCACGAGCAGTAGCTTCGGCGCTTACGGCAGCTTGACGGTCGGACACTTCTGTAGAAATGCGGCCATCCAAAGCTGTTTCGGCAGCTTGAGCGCGGCTGATTTCGCTGTTCAGGTCGCTACGCAGGGAAGCGTCAGCGGCAGAACGGGCAGATGCTTCGGCGGTAACTGCGGCAGCGCGGGCTGTGGCTTCAGCAGAAACGGCAGCTTGGCGGTCAGCAATCTCAGTGGTTAAGTCGGTACGCAGACCAGCTTCAACACCTTCTGCACGGCTCTTTTCAGTAGCGATAGCAGTGGCGTTAGTTTGGTCGCCAGACTGACGTGCAGCAATTTCTGTGTTCAGGTCAGTACGCAACGATGCATCAGCAGCGATACGTGCAGACTCTTCAGCAGTAACAGCAGCTTGACGGTTGGTGATCTCAGCAGACAGATCAGAACGCAGACCAGCTTCTACGCCTTCGGCACGTGATTTCTCAGTGGCGATTGCAGTAGCGTTGGTTGTGTCAGCAGCTTGACGAGCGGCTGTTTCAGCGGTCAGATCGGTGCGGAGGCCAGCCTCAACGCCTTCAGCGCGTGACTTCTCAGTTGCGATGGCGGTTGCGTTTGTTGCATCACCAGCGGCGCGAGCAGTAGCTTCAGCAGAGTCAGCGGCGGTACGTGCAGCAGTTTCAGCAGTCAGGTCTGTACGCAAGCCAGCTTCCACGCCAGTAGCGCGGGTAACTTCAGCAGCAATGCTAGTTGTCAGGGTCTGTTCTGCGGCCTGAGCGCGAGAGATTTCGCTAGACAGGCCAGCGTTAACTTCGTTTACAGCAGCAACGAGGGTCGACTTGTCTGTAGTAGTCAGGCTAGACAGGTTGCCGATCTTGCCGTTAACTTGACCTTCAACGGTAGTAACACGACCGTCCAAAGCTGTATCAGCAGCGGCGCGAGTAGCGGCTTCTGCGCTAACAGCGGCTTGGCGATCAGAAACTTCAGTAGTGATACGGCCAGACAGAGCGGCTTCAGCGGCAGCGGCACGGGTCTCTTCAGCGTCAACTTCAGCTTGAGTTGTGGCAATCATGCCTTCAAGCACGCTTACGATACTTGGGTTATCGCGCAAAGCATGTGCAAGCTCAGTGATGGTATCTAACAGAGCGGGAGGAATGCCGCCAAGAATGTCAGCTTTAGTCTGGTCAATTTTAGAATTCAGAGCAGCTTCAGCAGCAGTAGCGCGTGTAACTTCG